GCGCCCGTGGAAAGAGCTACCCTTGAACCCAGCGTGGGGGATGGGTGAGTTTTTAAGCATTGGCACCGGAGCTAAACACGGCCCTTGTTGGGGCACTATGGTAGAGGAATGACTATGGACTTCAATGACAAGCTTGACGACATAACGATGGGCGAACTTATCAAAGAGATGGCTAACATGGCCCTAGAGCGCCTTCGTATTGAGGCACAACCCCAGCACAAAGGGCTGTTGGCCGCGAGTGAGGTAATGATTCCTCTCATTGCTAAGGACGCTGAGCACCTTAGCGCGACGTTAGGTTTCGTGACTATGCTGTTTGCTGCGATGCCCTCGTTGCATCAGGCGACAGACGCGCTGGTGCATTCGACTAGGTTTCAATCGCGGAAGATGGCAGCGGAGTTTGCGGCACAGGGCGGCGAGGACACCCCTGGCCCTAAAATTCTTACGATAAAGGTGCCGATGGCCCATGAGTAAACCACACTTAAAGTTAGGCTTTGATATCGATGGCGTGCTGGGGGAGTTTAACCTTCCCCTAGCGGCGCGCATGGGGCGCACCGTAGCCCCTGACTGGGTGCCCTCGTGCTGGGATTACCCTCAACATGAGTGGGGCATGAGTGAGGAAGAAGTTAAGGCTATGTGGCTGGGGATTATGGCAGATGAGAACTTCTGGTATAACGAGCCCGCGCTCTTAGGCGCTAAAGATTTACAATACGCGCTTGACCGTAATGGGGACGATGGCTATACCTTCGACCCTATCTACATCACGTCGCGCCCTGGAAACACAGCGTTTAGTCAAACCTATGATTGGCTGGACTATCATGGTTTGTTACCGGGCACCGTAATTGTTAGCTCTAAAAAGGGTGACTTGGTAAAGACTTTGAATATTGATTACTATGTAGATGACAAGCTTGAGAATTGCCTAGATGTGTTTGAGAAGACCGGGCGGAAACCGTATCTCTTGGACTATCCATACAATAGGCACTGCACGCCAGATGAGGCACTGAAAGTTCACCGTATCTCAAGTGTTCAGGAAATGTTTGACGACGTAGAGCGTTATACAAGGATTAAGTAAATGGCTAAAAGAGGACGTAAGGCGAAGAATAGAGTAACAATCCAGCTTGTTATTGATGGGGTGGCATACGTAGACACGATGGTCTATGACTCTCCAGAGCAACTAGTGAATGCGCTGCATGCGACTATCCCTAACATTAACAAGCTGCTTGTTCCAGACGCACCAGAGGTTATAGAAGTTGTGTCGGAGGGTTCAGATGCCCACAGCGGATAACACTAAACCAGTAATGAAGCAATATCAGACAGGAGCGATAAGAAGTGCTGAAGGCAATAAGTTTGATGTTAAGGGTTTTCTCAGTCCGCATGCTCTTGAAGCTTATTTCAGCTACATGCATAGCCATCGAAAGCAAGCCGACGGACGTATCCGTGGTTCCGATAATTGGAAGCAGGGAATTGATGAGAAGGATTACGAGCGCTCGCTTGTTAGACATGCCCATGATTTCCACCGCGCCTGTGAGGGAGCGGAAGTCAAGGACAAAGACAGTGGTGCATTAGTCACCAAACAAGAGTTAGTGTGCGCTATGATTTTTAATGCGATGGGATTGCTACATGAGTATAACAAACCTAACAAAGTCTAAACACGGGAAGTCATGCCCTGAGTGCTCACGGCGCGCGGGGAGGCTGATATTTAAGCTTTACGAAGACTTCGGCCTTCGTAAGGTAAGAGGGATGACTGTGCTTCAGTCGTGGTGTAAGGCGTGTCGCTAGAACGGCACCTGCGGCCTCTCAGCCCTTCTCGCCTCTCAGGACGCCACAAAGCCTAACAAAGCGCTGTAGACAGACCCTCCCCTCTTAAGCCTCGCGGTAGCTAAATACTCACCGCGGGGCATTCCTTTAAATAACCTAACAAATTGAGCTTGGGTGGTAGGTGGGCCTACTTCCCAGCATCCGCTAGAGAAGTAGTCTTCACCCTCAACACTGAGGCAGGCTTGCCTGTTGTCGGGGTGGGTGGGAATTATAATACTTAATTCTATTTGGTGGGGTTTCTGGTGGGAGAGAATAGTTATGCTAATAGGACGCAGGGTGTCTACGGCGCGGGTTTGGCTAGTTAGGAGGGTTAGAGACAGAACCAGCCCTAGAATTAGTGTGCGTAATACCCGAACCATAGACGTGGTGTCCCTGCTGCTTCAAGCAAGGTAATTGTAGCATAGTTTTAGGGAGGCTGTAGGAGGCTCTAGGGGGCCTCAGGAGGGCGGGGAATAGTGAGGTATAGGGGAGACCCTAAAAACCTCACCACGGGGCTGCTAGTCAATCACAAGCATGGTTGCGGGGCGGCACTTGGCGGCTTTGCAGTATTCCTCTGGGCTCATGGCTGTTTTGTCGCTGGGGTCGATAATAAGCCCCTCTTTAACCACAACCCAGTGCCCAGCAGGCGCACAAAGGCCATGATTTAGCCCCAGGATACCCGTAGCGCCGTCAAGATAGCCATCCTTACGGTAGACTCTGCGGGTCTTAAACTTATATAACTTAAGCACTTGCTCCATTTGGCGTAGGATTAGCCCCCGCTTTTTAAGCTTCGGGTCATCCACGTTCTTCAGCACGGTAGTCAGCACACCCTCGTAAGGGATGTCTAGGAGCATGGCTATAGAGGCAACACCACAGTCCCAATCTTTACGCTGGTTAATTACCTTCATTTATGGGTATCCATGTATCTCTGTTGTTCTTTCCACTTCTCCTGATAGAAGTCGTGGTCTTTTCGCATGTCTTGCTGCCCGTATTTCTTAGACTGCTCCACTAAGTTCTTTATTTCCTGCATCTTAGCTTGGTTAGCCATGACTTCTTTAAGGCGCTGAAGCTCTAACTCACCTAGCGAACCACCCATACCACGCAAGCCGGGACCAGCACCAAACTGAGATTGAATTCTGCGCTCAAACAGCGCATAACCCACTAAGCCCTGAACTTCCCAGTCCACAATTTTATAGGTCACACCCTCTAATAGAAGCGTGTCGCATAGGGGAGAGACGATTAAGTCGCGGCGTCCGTCTGAGAACTGGACGTGCCAGAGCTTAGACCTGTCTTCTAGCTCTGGAAGCTCTACGGGCGCGGGTTCGATAGGTTTAGGAACTAGCATTTTAGCTCTACAATCATCTTCATAGGCAGCTAACAATAGCTGCTTAACTTCAGTGGCATTTTGGCACTTCTGCATTACATTCATAGTAACCTGTGTGCCTTGGGGGAAGCTGATAGTCCATGTGTTAAAGTCTTGCGTGGCCCCAACACCAGTTAACCACTTACCCACGTCCCAATAGTCCGTAAATTTTCCCATTGATTACCACCTTCCCGTTGACCAACACAGGAACATAGTCAGAGAACGTGCCATCTTTATTGACCCAGCCATAGTTGAAGCCCTGGAGCCACGGATTGGGCTTTCCCTCGTTATATACAGGGTCTCGGCGGCAGAGGCACGGCACACAGACCGCCGTGTGGCTCATCTCCATGTCTAGGGCACGTTTCGGCGTGTGGACCTGATAAGTATGATAGTGACCAAAGCGGATATTACGAGCGTATAAATCATAAGCCTGCTTCGCTATGTGGGTTGCGTTGCCCTTGAGGGTGTCGCCGTGGATGAATGTGAGCTTACCAAGCTTAACACTTTCGCCCTGTTGGGTAATCTTCCACGGGCTGCCTACCATGTGCTTGATGTCTAGCGCACCCTCAAGCATGGGGCTCTCAATCACTACGTCGTTAAGCCAGTCTTCGTGGTTGCCGATGATGTAGTGATACTGTTTCGCGTTAAGCTTTTCAAGGGGCGCGAGCACTTCATCATGACACTCTTCCATGTCACGGTAGATTCTCAGCCCCTCTACGTTCCCCGGCTTGTGTTTGTTGTGGTGTGACACAGCGCCACAGTCTAGGATATCGCCGCCTAAAATAACAACATCCGGCTTAAAATCAGCCGCAAACTCAAGGGCTGTATTTATCGCGCGGATGTCGTGAATGGGGCGCTTATGGCGAGATTTCGTATATTCGTAGCCCCAGTGGATATCGTATAAAGCTAGGAATTTAGTCATAGCTAGAGCTTACGCATATGTTGTGCCTTTCTTAGGCTGGACGTGGATATGTGCGTTGGGTGTCCCTGGCATCTCATAGATAACAGTGAACTTAGCCCCTAGGGAGTCTTCTAGTTGGATGATAAACTTGGCTAGCTGTTTTTTGTCAGTAAAATTCCTGACACGGATATCCAGCGCCTCGTTGGAGTAGTGGCGGGAAGTGGCAGCGTGGGTTGAGTCATTCGCGGACGTGATAACTACTTCATCCACATAGTCAATACTGCGCGCGAGTTCAAACAACACAACCAGCATGGTAATCATAGCTGGCGTGAATTCTTTGAACCTAACGCTATCCTTAACTGTAAGCTTTGCCATTGCCGTTAGCCGCCCTGTCTTGCTTGTTTTCAATACGTGTCAGGCGTTCTACGATACCCTGAAACTTAACATCAAGAAGCTTCTCAAGGTCTGCTGACGACTGCTCACGAAGCGCTTGGAGCGTGTTGACGCGCCCCTCTAGTCTAATTCCCCACACAATTACACCCACTACTGTTAAACCTATAGTAATATACTCGCCCATAGTCGCCCATTATTGTTCGTCTGTGTTGTAGTCCCCGAGGATTGCGTAGAGTGCGCGCATTAGCTCGGGTGAATCCTTGTCACCCAGCACTTTACCAGTGCGGTTGAGCACCTTACCTGCCACGAAGCGCGTTGCTGCGGTTGGATTAATCATTCCAAAGATGTGCGGCGTTCTAAAACCGCTAAGCAATACTTCACCTTCGGCCATTGGTTTGTTCTGCTTCAAGAGCAAATCATCTAAGACTTTAATCTTAGGGATGACGTTAGATTGAGTCTTAAGCGCGGCTTCGGCACCCGGCACGGCTGCTTTATATTCTGTGCTTAGTGCGCGGCGCACGTCCTTAACACCCTCTTTTACGCCCGCTGCCTCGTTAAGGCTGGACTGGAAGGGAGTTTTGTTAAGAATCTCACGGGCCTGCTGACCTGAGATAGCGGGCGCTGGATAGTAGTCTGTGCCCCCGATGTCGCCAATAGCGAAGTTCGCTGGGCGCTTCTGGGAGCGTCTACCTAACACGTCAAGGAATTCCTCAACTACGCCCTCGGCCCCTGATAGCTGACCAGGACTGTGGATAGCGCCCCTTACGTCGGCGTTGATAGCATCTGACGCGTTGTTGGCGACTTTGTTAGGGTCAATCCATGATTTACCGTTGCCCATAGCGAACGCGCGAGCGACGGCTTCGTCAAGCTTGGCTTGGCTGAGTTCTGTTGAGGCTTTGTCGTAGGCACGTCGGGGTGTGACACCGGGACGCTTTAGGATGTCATCCACAATGGAGTCTACGCCCTGATGGATAGCGAGCCCGTGTGGCGCGGCTTCTTCGGCCATGTTGCGCGTAATTGGGAGCGCACTACGCATAGCACTCTTACCACCGCGTATGATAGCGTTACCTGTCGCGGGAAGCGCGCCCTCTAACATGCCCTGTTCCATAGCATTCTGAGCAGCATCTTCGCGGCCCATGTAGCTATCGACGGCGTAGCGTGCCCCTCCAGCGCCTAACATGCGGCCTGGAACCACACCCGGAGGCCCCGCAACAGCGAACCCACCAGCCCCGCCTAACACTCCCCCCACCATTTCAGGCACACCGTATCTGTCAGCGGCCTTGGCTGTCTTTTCTAGGAACCCCGGCCCGTGTGAGACCTTCAGCCCTCGTAGCTCGGCTATCTTGCGTAGCTCCGCTGTGCTGAATTCGTCAAGACTTGCTGAGGCTTGAAAACGCTTCAGTAATTCAACGTCTTTATTAACAGCTTGACCTTGCGCGTTAACTCTGGCTTGGTCCTGTCGTGGCTGCTGTGGCATTACTTAGCCCCCCGTAAAGCTTGCTCTAGGGCTGCTCGTTCTGAGGCTTCGTCGCCTGTCTTAGGCCCCGTCTTACGCTGGGCTTTAAGCTTATTACGCGCATCCTGCACTACGTCCTCAATCATCTTAAGCTTAACATCTGGCGCAAGGTTGATAATCGCGGGGTCGTTGTTCATACGTGCCAGCGTTGGTGCGCTCAACCCGAACGCTAGGAGATTTTCTAGCTTATCCAACCCTGTGCCCTGTGCCGCGTCGTAGGCTGTAGGAGCCCCGTAGCGCTGACGCATCTGTTCTTGGTCAGCGAGGTTGCCTACTTCACCTGTTAGGCGAGCGAGAAAGGGTAGGGATGCATCTAGTTCTTGGAAGTAGCGGCGCGTGTTGGTAGGCATACCCATATAGGTGCGGGTAGCCCACGCATCGTAGAACGCTGGCCCAAGAAACTTATTTGTCATGCTACCCTTGATTTCAGGCTGGGCTTTCTGCCACAGTGTAGACAGGTTATTGATTCGAGGGATAGCCTGTGTTGAATTTTCGCTCGCCTTAGAAATAGCAGTAAACCCTGCAATCTGACGCGCCTTGTCGATGTCAAGTCTGTTCATCTCAACAGCGCGTGCGACGTCAAGCTTTAGTAGGTCAGGCGCATACTTAATCTTGGCGCGGAAGTCCGCGTCATTTTCAGCCGCGCGTGTGCGGCCAGCGTATGTCAGGTCTTGTTCTTTTTCACCCTTACGGCGTGCTAGGGCTGCGGCTTCTGTTTCCTTGGCCACCTGCTCCTTAGCCATGCCAGTGTTGTATTCCTTGTTAAAGGCATCAGCAGCTTCAGCGTCTCTGTTAAAGGCTTCTGAGTTCTGGAGACGTTCGCGTGTGGCCCCGGCTGTATTAATAAGGTTAGCAATTCCACTCAGACCCTCTTGCTGATTGAACGGCTTCCCTGACGCTAGGCGCTGCTGCATTAATTCCTCAGGACGTGGCACCTGCCCTGATTCTGTAACCTTACGTAGCTCCGCCGCAATGGGGCCAATAACAGACGCCTCCGGGGGCGCTAGCTGCATAATGTTGCCGTTAGCACTCCCTGTAATCCCCTTGCGGTCCCTGTCAGTAAGCTGTTGCGGCTGCACTAAGCCAGCGCGGAGCTTTTCTGTTAGGTTCGCAATGTTTGTGCGTTCATCATCAGCCCGCTGTCGCTCTCCAATAAGGCGCGACTCTTCAGCCTGACGCTCCATGTAAAGCTTGTTCTGGATTTCCTTGTCAGCGATGCTCCCCAAAGACTGCCCGAAAGCAGCTAGGGCTCTGCCTATGCGACGTGATGCCATAGTAATTACTTATTACTGTTGCTGTTGAAGTGCGGCTAGGATGGCTTCAATAAGAGAGCTAGTGCCCCCGTCTGCTGAGCCTTCCTGATACATCTGCGAGGGTTCCAACATGCCGCTGATGCGTGGGAGTTTGCGGCTAAACTTCGGCTGCATAACCTCGTCACCTGACATCTGTGGTTGGTATGTTGAGGCGTCAAGCCCCCCGGCTGCCACTGGAGAGGGCGCTACTTCTTCTTGGGGAGCCGCGATGTTGCCATCTACTGGCCCGTCTGTGACTTCTACAGGAGGGAGCCCCGGTCCGTCGATAGGCTCATCACCTGGACCGACTGGCCCGTCAGCGCCTAACGCTGGTGCCTCTGGTTCGCCTAATCCGGCCTGCGCTCGTGGGTCGCCGCCGTTAAGTAATGCATCTAACTCTTCGTTGTCAATTCTCTGCTGTGCCATTAGTAATACCCACCTGTGCTAGTGTTAGTAGCGTTAATAATGTCCTGAATTATCTGGTCGATAGACTTCGCGTTTGTCGCCGCTGTGTTGCTATCTGCCACGTCTCGGTCTAGCTGTAGGCGTCCTAACCCTAGCTGTGACTCAAGAAGCTGCCCCGCTTGACGAAAGGCGCTGTCGGCCCCGAAGCGGTCTCTGTCGAGCGCTAGGGAGTCGCGTAGGTGTGATTGATTCGCTTGCGCTATGGCGTTCTGGAGCAAGTTGTTTTCGCGGTTGACCCCTAGCCCTAGAGCATCCATGAAACGCCCGCTAGCGGCCTGTTGTTCGTTGCTGTAGATATCTCTCAGCCCTGTGGCATAGTCAGCGCCCAGACGTGCGTCTAGGCCCTCAAGGGAGCTAGCTTCTACGCCAGACGGTGCCCCTGAGACACTTAACATTCCTCTATTAGCGAGGTTCGCGCGGTTCTGTTTTACGAGCCCCTGACGTGAGCGGTCTAGGGCGTCCTTGATGCTCTCGTGGCGAGCCTTAACAAGCTTGTCGTCAAAGTTCCCACCACCACTTAATACCTTATCTAGATAGCCCTCTAGCTTGTTCTGGAACCCTGACACGGGCGAGCCCATACCTGACATTACATTTGTGCCCTCTACGGGACTTAGCCCCCCGAAGCCCTTTTGCATCTGTGCGTAAGCGCCCTCGTCACCTGCATCTACAGCGAGACCCATACCCTTAGCTTGATTACGGAACGCGCTTAGGGCGTCCTGTGTGCCCTGTGCTTGGTCGCCCCCGAATGGGCTAGCTGGGGCTTGCGGAGCCTGTGGCGCTTCTGGCGTAGCTGCGTTAGTCATCCCTGGTAGCGCTGGCATCGATGGAATGTTAGGTGGGTTAAATCCCCCACCCGGCACCATCTGACCAAACATGTCGTTGTAATCGTATTCGTAAGGGTTATTAGCCAAGGCTTGCCAACACTTTCTTTAATTCTTCCATCGCTGGGTCAACAGCGCGCGCCTGCGTCGGCTGGATGCCCTGATTCTGGATGCCTACCTGAAAAGGCAGCCCCGGAACGCGTGTCTGGAAATTCAGCGCGGGCACACCGGGGTTGTTCAACCCACGAGATGTTAGGTTAATACGCGCAAGGGCACTCGGCCCTAGGGTCGCGCGGAGCTTACTTAACATTACCTCTGGGTTGTTGCCAGGGATTTTCTTGTTCTTAAAGCTCTGGCGCTTATCGCCCTCGTCCCCAAAGAGCCCCTGGAGCCCCGCCCCAATGCCTGCTTTAATCATTTCTGGGGACGTTAAGCTATCCATGAGCTTGCCCCCGAGTCCCTTTGTTGCCACGTCTTTTACTCCATCTACAACGTTAGCGTTAACGCTGCTCATTACCTTACCTGTGCCGTTGCCTAGGAAGCCCCCCGGTGCCTTGATACCCTTAGCCACTCCGGGTATAGCGCCCAGACCGGCCCCTAGAAGCACTCCCTTGGCTCCCTGACCGCTTACTTTGGCGTTGGCAGCCCCTAGCCCTGCCCCCATGAGCGCGGCTCCTAGAGGCTGTAGGCCGGGAATAAACATAGTGGCAACCGGCGCTATTTTAAGCGCTGCTTTGCCAAGTCCTTTAAAGAATCCACCTAGTCCCATAATGAAACTCTTATTGAAACGATATATCGCGCCAGCGGTCCGCTAAGTAGCATAGAATCAGTGTTTTACCAGTGCTGATAGCTCTGTCAGCCGCGCTTGCTGAAACGATACGGTTTTGAGCATCAGAGTTTCCGTCCTGATGCTTAGCTGTGATAGTCCCCGCGCCTGTGGTGTGCAGGATAAGCACTGCTCCCTCAATCTCGGGCGCGATGATGCCTGTTAGATTAACCGCTGTGCCCCCAGTGAAGTGCAACACACCTGTTTTCATGTAGTTCAGGTTGTTTGTGTTGGCTGTGGGAGCCAGCGCGTAGACTGCCTTGTTGAAGCTATTAGTAGCTTTATTTAGGCTCTTATGAACCGCTGTTAGCTCGTCTTGGAGAAACTTAACAATTCCTCTAATGGCGTCCTCTGTGGCGTGGTTATCGCCGTTTCTGATAGCCGTGTAGGACGGAATTGGTAACTCTATTCTTGACATGATTATAGCATTTAATTACGGCATGCGGCGCTTCAGGCCGGGAAGCACCTGATAAGCAAGGGTAAACCCTTCCAAACTCCAGCTTCCGTCGTCTGAGTTGTCATAAATGCGTAATCTTAGCCCCTCGTCATGGAGATAACGCCCAAGCGTATCTTGTAGCAGCGCCATAGCCTGCGAACTCGATTGGGCAACAATCAGCGTGTCACCGTCCGCACTCAAGATAGTGTCGCCGTCTGAGCTTAACAAACTAAACGCGCCGGGTTGAATAGTCGTGCTACCCTCCGCGGCGGCTTCGTCAGGGGTATTCCCAGCAATCCATTCAATTGTTAAGATAACGTTGTTATCTGTCTCGAACAAGAAGTCAGCCCAGCGCCAACGTTTTGTATGGCTCAGCGCGGGTTGTTTTTGCTCGTTAGTTCCGTATAGGGTCTTCGTCATCCACTGCGCGCGGAAGACAGCCCCGTCGAAGTTGTTGCCTGACCAGAGCTTATAGCAATAGCCACCTGTAGTCGTGCTAGGCGACCCAGCTAGAAGCGTCTGCGCGGTATCGCTACTTTCTACTTCACGGGCGCACGAAAATGCCCACTCGCGTTCATACCATACGCCCCAGCGGTAGTTCCATGTCACGCCGATAGAGGGCTCAGAGGCGCTACCGCCTGGAAATAGCCACGTAATCTCGTTGCGAACGTGGTCTTCAAGACACACTACCTTGCTACGGTGCGTGTAATTGAACGTTGATAGCGTTGTCTTCTTTGGGTGCGAGATAATAACATCGCTCACACCGTCGAAGATTCTGATATCGCCAAGGGGTGTAAAGTAAGCCAGCGTTACCGAGGGCGCAATCTGCACCTTCCCTAGCTGGTCAACATAGCGGGCACCAGCAGGGACGCGGGCCACACTTCTGTGGCTCACAGCCCCCGTCTGCGCGTTAGTTTTGTCTCTAACCCAGTCAAAACTAGACCCTGATATTGTGCCCGTTCCGCTGACTGTCCACACGGAGCGCTCTTGGAAGACCACTAAGTGGCCCTCAAAGTCGCCACGAGCCCCCGTAATAACGTCCCCCATTGTTTCTTGGTCGTTAAACGGGAACTGGTTTTCATTGTAGACACTATCGGCGTCCCCCGCGTCTGACCACCAGCCCGTCTGAGGGGCGGCGTCAGTGCGGAAATACCACATACGTTGTTTATGGGGTTCACAGAAGTAAACTCCCGTAGGCGGTGCGTCTCCGTGTTCCTCAAGCACACGTTCCTCTAGCACCGTCTCGTCTGTGATGTTATCTGTATAGGCTACCGTTGTGCGGCCATCGACATAACTAACGAACCTGAAAATCTTCCCTGTGCCTGTAGTGCGATAGATTTCATACCCTACCACTGTGCCATCGCTGTCGGCAGTCCATGTTAGGGCTCCCTGCTCACCCTCTAGTGAGAGCACCGTAGAGGCCGCTGAGGCAAGCTTACGCTCACCAGCGCTTGTAATAGGCAGTAGACGCCACTGATAGGTTCCTGTCAGGTTCCCTGTGCCGCTAGCCGTGCTGCTAGGCGTGTTCATCTGTGTGCCACCTGAAGTCGCCCAAGTGGTTCCATCGAAGGTTCTCACAGCCACTACGCCGTTCGCCATGAACATGTCGCTGCCTAGCTGGGCGAAGTCAGGAGTTTTGTTGATGCTCCCCGCCCCTAGGTCTTCTACGAATGTCCATGTCACGCCAAGGTCGTCTGAATACCAGATTTCTGCTTCATTAACTCCGTCGTCGAAGTAGCCAAACACACGGCGCGTAAAAGAGCCAGACGTGCTAGCGCGGTAGGGAAATAGCTCACGTAATAGGGTTGCACTGGCTCCGACATTAGTTGTCACCGCTGCGCTGTTCTGCTTCACGTAGCCTAATATCTTCTTCGCGCGGCCATATTTATCAATCCACAGGTTCTTACTCCCACCCGAACTTAACACGTCAGGCAGAATGATACTGTGGATAGCTTCTTGGCTGCCCAAAAACGCATCGAACGTTTGGATTGTGACTGGAATGCTCATTAACCGCGAATTGCCCCTTCAATACCTGACTGTAAGATAGTTGGAGAGCCGTTGTCGCCACGCCACGTTGTGGTTCCGCTGGCAGTTGAGTATTCAAGCCACGCTAGATACTGATAACCCACCGTTGCGGCCCCTCGATAACGACAGTGATGAGAAATAACCTCACCAGCCGCGTTTGTTAGACCACTCATTTCAATACGGCCGCTTGGGGTAGTCGTGCTGGAGTGCCCAATAGCCACGCCACGTTGCACGCCTGCCGAGTGACTAGAGTTCGCCAGCACATCAGCATCAACTAAGTCCTCAGACACACCAATAATAAAGGCAAGTTGGTTTGCAGCCGCACCGTTAGCCTGTCGCCATGTGGCAGTTGTATAGTTCCAGCTATCTGTCGCTTCAACTACACGCATTGGGCGGTCTACACGGTTGTAGTAGTTCCATACAAAACGCTTCGAAGCGCTATCTTCCGTTTGACCACTTACGGTGCCAGTTCGCATGCAACCTACGAATCTCAAACCCGTAGAGCCAGTCTTCACTAATACGCCGTCTTGCGTTGTCAGGGCTGTTGCGCGCGTCGTGTCGTTAGTCCACGCTGTTAAGTTAAGCTGTGGCGTGCCACTGTTGTAGTCCACAAACACGTCATACATTTGACTTGTCGTAGCGGGCACTGCGATAGAAAGCTGACTTTGACTTACAATCACCCACGCTGAACCTGTATACAGAGCGATAGTGTTACCAACATACGGAGTAAAGTAGAGTGTTGTTGCCCCTGTGACATCACCTGTTGTCACAGGCACTCCAGTTGTTAAGGTAAGTCTGTGGCTTACTTCGCTCTTAACGTATGGCACACCTGTATGGTTAGCAGCACTGAGTAAGTATGATGCTTCTAGCCCGTCGAGCTTATCGGCGTCAAGGTTTGTGACTTTTGTGCTAGCGGCAGCCACGGCAAACGGAGCATTCGCGCCTCTGTCGAACGTCCACAGGGCGGTAATTGTAGCGATAGACTCTAGAATAGCTAGCGTCTTTGCGCTCAGCGCGGCTGTTGTGTTGGTAACTGATACTGTAGCCATTTAATAACCTATTGTCTTGTCATCTTGCGACGGCCGAAGATTTGGATTGGCACCACTGGGGCTGCCACGCCGTTGTCTAAGACCACTGCGGGGACTATCCATGTGGCTGAAACCACGCCAGCAGCCAGAGTCACCGCACCCGGTGTTAAGGTTGCGGCTGGAACCACCCAAGAAGCGCTTAGGGCGGCTGCTGCAAGGGTTACTTCAGCACTTAATACTGAGGCCCCTACTTGCCATGCGGCGCTTACAGCGCCCGCTGTGATGGTCTGGTCGCCCCCGTCAGCGCTTAACGCGGCTGTTGGGACGTTCCATGCGGCACTTACGACGCCTGCTGCTAGGGTGACTTGTCCCGGTGTTAATACAGCGCTGGGCACAACCCACGTTGCTACCGCTGAGGCAGGCGTTAGGGTGACTGGCGTTGTTAGGGTTACGCTAGGCACTACCCATGACGCGCTAACGACACCAGCAGCGAGCGTTACTGGTGTAGCTAATGTCGGTGCTGGGACAACCCACAGCGCACTTACAACCCCGGCCGAGAAGTTGATATCTCCCCCGCCGCCACCTTCTGCGGGCGGGATAGCCATCGAGTTGATGTTCGGGTCGGTGTTAAGTCTAATAAAACTCATTAGCGTGCGAGACCCGGCTTAAAAGGACCGGGACGAAGCTTGCCGAGGTTAGGAATGTTGGAGCATAGAAACGGTGTTGGCTCCATTGGGATTTCCACCAAGAACGCTCCCCAACCTGACACACCAGCACTAAGCGTTAATGTCCCTGTGATGGTGCCTGTTGAACCTGCGTTGACGTTCTCGCGATAGGCGAGAGTGCTGGCACAGAACAACACGGAATCACCGCTGTCGGCAGTGGCGTCCTCGGCCTCGGTGTAAGACCCTGGAGGCGCGAAACTCATGGCTCCAGCGCCCGCAGTTGCGTCCGGGTCGCCCATGCCGACGAACACGATGTCGCTTCCCTGCGCCGCGGTCAGGCCGGTCGCGTTGACCGATACAGGTGATGCGTTGCTTGAGTTGTTAGTAGCCGTAGTAAGTGTTGGTGCTGTAGTTGTGCTGCGGCCACTAAGTAACATGCACTGCAACAACCAATCGGCGGAAGAGATACCGATGTCCGTATAGGCATATGAACCAGCATCGGCGGCGCTGAGGCGCTTCCACGCGACCTGAAACCGCTGACCGTCAGGTGTGGCAACCGACGTGTCCACCAATTCCGTGAAACCAGACGGCAGGTCCGCCGTGGGGTCTGTGGCTGCGCTGTCCAAAGACAACACCAATATCGCGATGTCGTTGATAGCTGCCCCGGAAGGAACTGCTACAGTCGGCAAGGTGTCTTGTCCGCCGTTCGTGGTCGAGTCTCGGTATGCCATTAGCGTAAGAGGGCCGGATTAACGCTCATGCCTCTACAGTGTGCCTGCTGATAGTTGACCAACTTAAGTGCGTCAAGGTCATATGTTAGGTCAAACCACGCATTAAGGTCAGTCGTCACAGCCGCCGTGAACAAATGGTCACTAGCGCCGCTGTTGCCAATAGAAAGCGTATATGAACCTGCTGCTGTTGGGGCGTTAGCGCGTGTGCCAACTTCCAGCACTAACCTGAACGCTTTATTAAGTGCTAAGGCTGTTAGGGCTGTTCCTGCGCCTGCTGTTGGCAGAATGCGTGTGGCTCTGCTAGCTGTTAGGGGATACTCAGTAGACGTGGCAAAGTTGCTCGCCAGCGTGCCAAAAGATGTCCCACCGTCTGGACTAACTGCTTTAAGTAGGTATGCCAAGTGCGCGTTATTAGTCGTCGCGTTCTCAGCACAACGAATAACCATACGAAATAGGCAATCCGTTCCAAACCTAACAGGATGAAATACCTCGTTTGACGTGAACTGGTAGCAGAGAATATCTTGAGTAGTTGTAATGGGAATTGTAATAGCGCCTGAGACCGTCTGCGCTGTTAGGGCGCTATGGCGTCCAGCAAGTTCCATTGGCAATCTCGTCGCCGCTCCCGTTTGTTCCCACGCGGCGTCAAAGCCAGGGTTCGTAGGGGCCGCAATAGCCCCTGTTGAGAGGAAGTGGAACTTCGTGGCCATTAGTTTACCGCTTCAAGCACATATGCCATACCAGTAATAGTGTTAGATGCGCTCGCCGCTGACCAGTCTGCTGTGACACTCAGGTCTTTGGCAGTTGTTAGGTCAACTGTGACTGCCGCTGGGGCGTCGAAACCGCTCACTGAGAAAGTCTGTGAAGTCTGCGTGCTGGCTGTTAGGTTTACCACCACATCACCAAACACGATAATAGTGCCCGTTGCACCGTTTGTGCGGGTCTGGATGATAGCTTCAATAGACCAGTTTGTATTCGCCGCACCGGACGCGCATGTGATGGCTTCGGTCGTGGCAAGCAAGTCACCGCCAACCCCACCCCAGCGAATAGCAAAGGTAATAGTCGGTGTGCCTGTTGTGCTCAGCTTACCAAAACAGCGCAAACGCAGCACGCGCCCGTCCTGCATGAAGTTCGCAGGCAGAGTGACGTTAGGGAAGATGATTGTTTCTGTAGTCGAGTTGGCGTGAGCAGTAGCATCGCTAGTTGCCCATACCATCGGTTCTACGAATCTTTGAACTGACATCGATATCCTTACTGTTGTAGATAGAACGCGCCTGTTGTATCGAATGTTAGGTTAATGTTACCGCCGTTAGTAGGGGTATCAGTTACGTCGATACATGCGATAGGGGTGCTACCAGCGTCGTTAGTGACGAATTTAAACACAACCACATAGCCGACTGTGCTTCCCCCGACTACCGCTGTCCATGAAGGGTCAGCAGCGTCGTAGACAATCCTGTCGTTTGTTGTGTCTTCAGTGAATGTCTTTGACCCCAACGTCTGGTCTGTGCCAATGGCTGTGTAGCCAGTCATTGACGTGTCGTCTTTGTTAGGCGTCACGGAGCTAGCGACAAGGCGAGCTTGAATGGTGTCCGCTGACCAATCAATCTGGGTTCCACCAGTTTCTACGCTAAGGTCGCGTGCGCCTCTGTTATAAACAAAACTAGCCATCTATTAAACCTCGTCCAACTTCTCGCGCGCTACTTCGAAGGCTGCGATACGTGCTAGGGCTTTGCTTAATAGCTCAGACTTAACATTTATCTCGCGCTGTAGGTTGTCGCGTTCAACACTTACAACCTTTACAGCCTGCTGGGCTGCGGCGTTTTCGACGTTGGCTATCCTTGTGGCTTCTTCCAGGTCGTTAACTTCAACCTCTTTGTTCGCTGCGTATTCGCCTGCGTCCTTCAAAGCATCAATAGCTGACTCAAGCTGAATCTTTAGCGCCTGCTTCATGGCTGACTCTTTGTCTAGCTCACGCGTTAGATTGTCAAGGTCATTTACAGCCACCTTTAGGCGGTCCTCGGCGCGTTCTGTTCTGTAGGCTCTGCACGCCACACAGCCGTCAGCACCGTATTTACCTCCGTTATTGCACTCCCCAATAGCCTTGTTAATAATCTTCTTAACAACGTCCGCTACGGGGTCCGGGTCGCCGGGGAACACTGGCTGTTTTAGAGCCTCTGTGAGCACCTTAGCTGCGTCTACTGCCCATTCTTGTGTAGTCATTAGCGAATCTCGTAGGTAACGTCGTAGTCGATTGTGGCAGCCGCACCGCCTGATGTTGTAATCACCAGCGCGTTGCCTGTTGTAAGCTTATTACCTGGGTAATCCCTACGAACAGTTGAATAGTTCAAGTTAAGGATAGCGTCGGCTGTGACTGTGGCCATACGCGCGAGTGCAGCACCGGCTGCGGCGTCTGTGACCACTACGCGGCTTGTTGTGCCTGCTACGCTGACTGTGATAGTCAGGTAAATAACGTAAATAGCCTCATTCGCGGCTGGCGTATCAACAGTTACGTTGCCGTTCGCTGCTGTCGAGCCGCGCTTTGTATAAATTCCCTTAGCCATTCATAAATCCTATGTGTCGTGAGTGTAGCGGTATTGGAAGCCCTTGCCCTGCTCCCTGCGGAAGCGTTCATACGCTTTCAATACTGGTGCGAAGGTTTCTTTTGCAAACTCCATCAGGTCGCCCTGAGGGTCATCTAGCCCTAACGCGATAAGCTTTACCGCGAACGTAGCAACAGGGAGTCTGGCGATATCTTTATATGCGAATGTCCCGCTCGCTGTAATATTCGAGGCTGATGCGAAGCCATACCAGCGTAGATTATAGACATCGTTAGGAACAGGGCTGAAATAAATGTTAGTTCCATCGGTCCAGTAGCTCTGAGGGCGACCTGTTGACGCTGTGTCAGGGGAAGGCCAGTAGTTGCTATTGGCATGTCCCCCGACGTTATAGAGAGGCGTTAGGTCGTAGGTTGGGCGGGACGTGATAGGGTCGAGGAACTGTATCTTATCGAGACGTAGAAGGGTGCTAGGAAAGGCCACAGTCTCCGTAGAGGCCACTGTAGCGATGCTCCCCACCCCTGAGCCCATCACACCAGGAATCTGCGCTAGAAGCGACTCTAGGTGGTCCTGTGCAACGTTCAGCGCGATAAGGCCCTTGACAACCCCGGTTTCACCAGCCTGAAGCTGTAGCTCGGGGTCAAGAATTTCCATTGTATCTAGTAAATCTTGGCCCGTCATTTACTACCTCTAACTAGCTGTGGTGTTTTGAAAACTTGCTGCCTGTAGATTTGCCGCGCATGCTGACTTGGATACGCGTGTGGTCCCACTGCTCAGACGCCATGTCCCTAACATCCTGACGACGGTGGTTTACGCGGTCTGCGTATTCTTTATCTTGCTCGGCTTCGATGTTGGCCCAGTAGGCTGCCATGCTGTGGTATTTACGTCCGCATCGGTCCCACGAGCGTGCGAGGGTGCGAGCGTCTAGAGGCATATAAGACTCATCATCCCCATACTGAACGACTAGAATCAACTTCCAGCCCTTCATACGGGGATGCTTAATCTCGTTAGGCATGTGTGCCCAGACAACCCAACGTTGGTTGACCGGATGCCAGATAACTTCGAAACGGGGGTCTATTTCTTTGATTTTTGCCCTGAAATCTTCAGGTGCGAACTTAATACCGAAGCTAGCTGGCGTGAAATGGTGCCAGCTTTGCTCCGGTTTAGACTCCCCGCGTCGGTAGGGTATGGGGTCGATAGGAATCTGACGCCCATAGTTTAGTTTACCGCCGTTAATTAACTTCTCTGTCCCCGGCTCCGAATATAGTTCCATATGCTACTCTGTGGTCGTCTGGATTCTTACGGTCGGACTTCATGTGCTTAGCCATCTGCGCTTTCGCAATGTTAAGCTTTGAATGGTCGTCTTTGTTGAAGTTCACTGTGTATTGACACACAGGGCAAGCCATCTTGCCGTTGTCCATGTCAATTACGAGGTCAGTGTTGACCCGGTGCGCGGCAGCCTTACGACGTGCCCACTCGGGAATATACTTCGCACCGATACCACCTGATAGCGGAACACCTAATTCCTTACGTGCGCCGTTTTCATCGAAGTAGGTTTTTACCATATGCGCGTCAGACCCTACGCCGTGCATACGTGCTCGGCCGCGTGTGTCCCACTCGTATACGGTAGGCGGATATGGGGCACCCTTACGCTTGTCGCGCTCCCATTCGTGAATTGAGTCTACATACGTAACGATTGAACTCTTCAAAGCCTCTACACCAATCCACGCTTCCCCTTCGTGCTTTTCAAGCTCGATAAGCTCGAATACACGCTGAAGCACTGGTCGGACAGCCTTCGGGTTGACGTTAACTGGTGTGCCCTTGTTGAGCGCCACGTTAGGACTCTCTCCAAGATGCTCGGCCATGAACAAGTTTTCTTCTATCGAATATAGCGCCGGTTCGAAACGGGTAATTGTGCCCTTCATATGTCCTTATCTATTAGAAGTTCTGGCGTGTGCGACGTAGACGCACTGTGCAGCTTACGCCTAGGAGACCTGTTAGAGTTCCAGCGTAGACCGCCGCAAGTGAGTCACCAGGGATAAGAGACAAACGCGATAGGGTTGCGTGCAGCCCTCCTGCGTTACGTGTCTTTGTCTGTGATGTGTCGGCACCTGTGTTAAGAGCGAACGCCGCTGCTAACGTGCTAACACCTGAACCGGGTGTGGTTCCTGTCGCGCACTTTACAACGTCAATTGTGGCACCTGAGCCACCGTTTACGTCGTGGTTTACTGTGACTGCTTCTACTTCATAGTAGCCGTCAGACACAAATAAATACTGTGATAACTGTAGGCCCGCTGCCGCTGGTAGGGGTCCACCTACGTAAACAGGAGCGTCCAAAGATGACTTGCTGTAGTAGCCCATAATTTTTATGCCTCTTAAAAGAAAAGGGTAGATAGGTTCCCCTACCTACCCTAATTCAATCCGCTTAAGCATTACGCTTCAGCAATGTCCTCCACCTTACATCCGGCGGCTGGGTTGTCAGTAATCAACTGACCCTGCCAATACCAGCGAACGTCATAGGCTGTGTTAGCTGTGTTAGTGAAGAACGGAACGTTGAACAGCTTGCTTACAGGCTGAGGCATTTCGTTTTCACCGTGGCCGACGAAGAAGTGGCTCTTGTCGAACCCTACTACTGTATTGGCTTCGAAGAATGGGTCAAAGTGCCATGCGACTCCTGAGAATTCGTATGGGCTCTTACCGTCTTCTCCATTGACTCCACCGTTCTGTCGTCCGTAGCCACCGCTTACAGGCCCCGGCTTACCAACTGATGTAATCGTGTCGGCACGTAGCAACTCGTGGTAACGGCGTCCGATTGCTCGGTTGCTGAACCAGTTTGTTAGGCGACCGCCACCCTTTTCAATAATAGCGTCTTCGGCCTGTAGAAGTAGGTCTTCTGTTAGGGCTCGGTTTGTGCCTGAGTTACCAAGCACAACTGACTTCCAGTATTCGTTGCCCGCTGTGTCGCGGTCAATACCACCGGGGTCGTTGACTACAGTGCTAATAACGGCGTTGCCTGATGTTCCAGGGCCTACGTCTTCAATTAGCTGTAGGAGACCAAACATGTGCAGCGCCTTTGAGTTCACGCTGATATCGCTTGTGTCTTCCCAGGTAATGTAGTCGCCAGCAGCAGTTCCAGCACCGTTTGTGCCTAGGGTGACTGTGCGGGCAATTGGGTCCACCGCTGTGATTGTTCGTGAGTCCAGCAACTTTGTGTCGTCGTCGCTGGCGTCCATGAAGTCAACCACCATGCCTACTTCCGCGCGAGGTAGGAAACGGCTTGAGATAGGGTCTGTGTTGTCTGCCGCGCTAAGGATGGCAAGCTCGCCTCGGCCGTAGCCTAGGAAGTCTGCGTTAATTAGACGGAAGATACGACGCTGCACGCCTTCGTCCATCATCTGGACGGCCTGCTGGAACGCGAACTTTGAGTTACGCGCGTCCTGAATTAGCTTGAACGATACTGAGTATGTTCCAGCGAATTCCTGCAAGCTCCATGTGGCTTCGGCCGTGTCTGGGTCAAGTGCTGTAGGGAAGGCTCCACCCTGTGTAGTTCCCTTCCAAGCGCCGGGGTTCTTCACCATGATAGGCATGATGAACTGGCCACGACCGCCTAGGGGTGCCTTACGCTTACTTAGAACGTTCCAAAGAGGAACTTCTGTGTTAAAGAGGTAAAGAATACGCTTATCGTCGTGATAGGTATACTTTAACGCTTCCAATACGTCTGTTGTTGATGCCATTGAAAAACAAGTCCTAATTGTTCAAAGTGTGGGACTCTTAGTCAGGGATGCCAAACGCGGCAGCCATTGAGTCGGCAACCTGTGCGGGAGACTTGAAGCCTTCGTTAAGCTTGCCACCGGGGACCGCGTTTCCGCCTCCACCAGCAATCAAGCGCTTACGGGCCTTCTCCGCTGCCTGCTTGTCCATCGCGCGAAACATATTACGGAGCTTATCAAGCTTCGTCTTTGCTGCGGAATCAAACTGTGAATCCCAATCCTCACCATCGTGAGATGAGTAAAGGTCTTCCAGGTATTCCATCGCCGCTGGGTCGTCAGGTAGCTCTAGAGACTGTCTTGTAGTTCCTAGACGCTGCTTTAGGGCGCTCATGCCAGACGTCTGTTGCATCTGCTGAATAACGCCGCTTAGCTTCTGTAGCTCACCGTGAAGTTGGGTAATTACCTTATCGCGTTCGCCAATCGCTGCTACGATAGGCTGAATCCCGCGCTGTTGAATGGCTTCTAGGATGCTAGCAGCGGTTTTACCGTTGATATAATCCTGTCCGCGCAATTCTGCGAGTGGGTCTTGCTGTTGCTGTCCCCCACCTGCGTTTCTAGCTTCGGCCATCTTACGGGCCTCACCTAGCAACTTCTCTGTGGCTGCTGCCTTCTCGGCTTCCCAAGCTTTCACCGCTTCCGCGTGCGCTTGGGTTTTCTTCGTGAATTCTGACTGCGGGATATAACCACGCTGATAGTCAGCCCACTTGACGGGGTTAGCCTGCCCCGGAACCCTAACCATTGAGTCGGGTGTTAGGTCGAAGATTGAGCCTCCACCGGCCCCACCTTGCCCACCACCTTGGGGTGCCTGCTGCTGTTGCTGCTGGCCCCCGCCCTGCTGCCCGCCTTGGGGTGCGCCACCTTGAGCGCCGCCACCTTCAAGCTGATAGAAGGGTAGAGAAATACGTGTAAAACGGAACATTTAGTTATTGCCTTTCGGTCGAGTGATTTCGGAGGGCTAACAACAGGTTATTGACGGGCGTCAGTCCTGTTTGCTTATTCTTAGGTCGGGTTCGCCTGAGAGCGAAACTGAATTAAAGGATAGGCGCAATAAATATTACTTATTGCAATTTGATATTAGCACGCTTTTGATTAGCGTGTCAATTCCGCTAGGATACCTTCTGTCTTAAGACGTTGATATAGTTTGATATCGCGGTCGGTTATTTTGCCCTGAAGCCTCTTTAGGTCGTCTATTGACTCTTGGATGACTTCAACCCTAGCGGCGGTTGTGGCTTCAAGGCGAACGATGTCTTCTTCGTAACGGGTAATACGGTCTTGGATAAGGGATTCAACCCCTGCTGCGTCCATTACAATACCTGCTCATCTGTAATGCCCTGCTTTAGTAAGTCTTCAAACTGGGGCTGTGTTTTGACTTGCTCTAGAAGCTGCCCCATAACCGCGTCTACGGTCGCTGAGGCGGCTTGTGCGCTGCTCTGCTGCACGGCTTGAGCTACGGCACCCTGCACCATCTGGGACTGCATAAACGCCTGCTGCTGCTGTGCTTTCTGTTGCATGAACGCTGAGTGCTGCTGCCAGCGCTGTTGGAACGCCTGCTGGACCTGTGGGGTCGCTGTTAGGTGTTCCATTGTGGCCATTGCTGCCTCTAGTTCGTCCATCATGGCTGCATGGTCCCAGAACGGCATAACCGGGGGCACGTATTCGCCCTTTGTTAGGCGCTCGTTGATTTCGTTCTGTAGCTTACGATATTGGGCGGCGCGCGATATGCGGCCGGTATCACCCACCTTCGCATCCATCGCTAGCTTTGATTTATCAAGCTGGCCAGTGCGTTCGTCCATGTAAAGGATGCCTAGGGGCGACTGGAGACGTTCGATAATTGCACCCTCACGCACAGCGCGTAGCTCTGGGATGAAACTACCGCGTTCTATTCTGATGCTGTAGTTCGTCCCTGACTTTAGAACCTTATTGTTATAGAACTCTAGAACCTCATCCTGCATGTTCGCATCGGTGTAGTTCATCGTGCGAATTGGAGGGTAGAAGTCCTTAACTCTATTCAACCTCATCTGCTTAGCCGCGGCGAATTGTTCTCCCAAGTGCTCATAGAGATTATTCCACTCGGAATCCATAATCTCCTGAAGCATGGGAATAGCCATAGGCCCGCGCATCTGGCCGGGGAACTTTGACTGCTGGAACAAGTCAGCCCCGCCCGCTAGGTCGTTCAAGAGGTTCATGACTAGCTCAATACTCTTGATAAACCAACCCGGCATTGCTGGGCCAGCGAGACGGTGCACCAAAGGCACACCCTGTTCATTTACGCTGTTTTCAATGGCTTCTGGGCTGTCGGGCGTAATGTCGGTGCGCTTAATTCCAGGGCCTAACAAAACCTTACCGTGGATGTTCGCGTTGGCTTCTTCGCCCATCTGGCTTAGGCGCTTGTTAAGGAACTTCTGGGGTGCCATCAGGTCAGTTACGTAGTCCTTCGTCCAGAAGGTTGTAGTCACTGGCTCTAGGTGGTAGTCCACTACGGGAACCTCTCCGTAAGGGTTCTCACCGTCGCGGAGAATCATTTTAGATGGGATAAAGATAGTGTAGCGGCCCTTAGGGTATTTCTTCCCGGCTGGCTGGTAGCGATGCACCACGACGAACATATCTGGGTCGTCGTCCTCTGTGCTTCCCTGAAGCGCGGGAATCATGTCCTGCAAATCAAGCGCACCATGCGAAGGGCCTAGCTGGGTGAATTCAGTCGTGACAATCTTGATGTGTTCGTCCCCGCCCACTTCCTCAATCTTCATTAAGACTTCTTGGTTAGGCGAACCATCGACGTTGTAGCCGAAGTTTTCAACAACCCAACCCTTGGTTTTAAGCTCGGCAATGTAGATGCCTTGGTCAGGTGCTAGGTCAGCAACACTACGCACCCCGGCGTCAAGGAACACGTTTAGCGGGCCGTATACAGTAGACTGCACGTCACCCACAACCTGTAGGTCTTCTATTACCTCAAAGTATTCCTTCGGCGCTCCCTGTTCAATGAGCATTTCAACTTCGCTCTCACTGAACTCCTGACCCGGCTGCTGACTGAAGCTGAACAACACTTCGTTCTGTTCGTTAAGCTTCGGCATGGCCTCCTGAGTGACGTTAGGCATCCAGGTTGTTACTTCGAACGCAACCCCGCCGTAGACGAGCCAGAAGAGAATTTCCCATGTGCGGCTAGGCTGCTTGACCTTGGCATCCAGGGCGCTGATAAGCCTATCAACTACTTCGGCATTGGCCCACGAAGCTACGTCCTGTTTGTCAGGGTTCGCCTTAAACTTACCGTTCAAGGCGGCTGTGGAAATGCGGCCCATGAACTTCTTCGCGCGCTGCGCCAGCAAGTTGAAGACTAAATACAGCTTATTGTCTTCGTTCTCGCGGACTGTTAGGTTTCGCGGCCCTTCGCTTAAGTGGTGCTCACCAAAGAAAAAAGCGAGTGCTCTTAACACCCGCAGTTCTACTGAGAGCCCCGACTTGCGAGACTTCTGATTTTGTAAGCGCTGATAATCCTTGGTAAGTTCGTCTAGAACTCCGTCAGGACTTTGAAGCTGCTCGTCCGTGTATTCGTATGGCATTTAGTATGAGAAATGGAGCCGGTGGAAGGAATTTAACCCTCATCACAGCCTTACAAGGGGTGCATTCTAACGTTGAACTACACCGGCATTTTTGGAGCGCCCTGCGGAACTCGAATCCGCTTCGCATGGTTTGGAAGACCAGCAGTTACCACATACACCAAGGGAGCTTTGATGCGTAGCTTAGTGTCCTATTCTACGCTAGATGGCCCGAACCGCTGGATTCGAACCAGCCTACTCCCCGTCTTCAGCGGGGCGCTTGAACCTGCTCAGCTACATTCGGATTTCTGGTGGGAAGGGCAGGATTTGAACCTGCGGTGTTTACCCTTTGGGTATCCGGGTTACAGCCGGACTGCTTCAGCCTCTCGCAACACCCGCCCACAATGAGGCACCCATGATTAATGACCTTTGGGTTTTACCGGCCGGAACGGTCATGCGGCTGGCCTCTAAATTGGTCCCCAAGAAAGGATTTGAACCTTCACGAGTTATTAGCTCACTGGTTTCTAAGACCAGCGCGGCTGCCAGTTACGCCACTCGGGGATGGGTTGATTGGTGGAACTTGCATCCACTTCAGGCACCTTCACAGGGTGCTGGTAAGCTACTTCACCGTCAACCAAACTTTAGGGCCGTCTGTTATATAAATCCATGAAATACGCTACAGACAACCCTATTAAAATAGCTAACACTACAAACATATGGTGGACTCTAAGGGAATTGAACCCTTACATTCTGGTTGCAAGCCAGACATGCTCCCGTTATCATCAAGAGCCCGTGGAGGACTGTAGTGGAGTTAAACCACCCTGCGAAGGGTTGCAGCCTTCTGTCTAATCGCCTGACTCACAGCCCGTATTGGTATTCGCGGTAGGAATTGAACCCACCTAGCCGGGTTCGTAGCCCGGTGCATAATCCTATCTGCCACGCGAATGTCTAACTAATGGCGGAAAGAGGGAGATTCGAACTCCCGAAGCTTTTACACTCAGAATCCTTAGCGGGGACCACCCTCGACCGACCGGACTCTTTCCGTAAACTTACTAAATGGCGGAAGATGCAGGAGTCGAACCCGCTAGGCTTTTACACCCGGCTGTTTTCAAGACAGTGCCGCACCGTTGCGCTACCTTCCGTAAAATCAATGGACTGTGGATGTCATTTCACGTTGCGTTAATTCGCATTGTAGCTTATGCCCCTCAAAAGGAGGCGGCTACAAGGTCGAACACCCAGGAGTCTAAACTGTTAAGATTGGCCGACGTTAGTGGATTCGAACCACTGCCAAGAGCTTCAAAGGCTCTTGTGCTGCCATTACACCAAACGCCAGTATTAACTTAACCGCTTACTAATAGCGATGAGAGCAAAACCTAAGCCAAGGAAAGCTACACTCGTTAGGATGCCCAAGAAGAACCCGAAATTTTGTGGTGAATAT